ATTGGTAAAACTGGTGTTACGCTCCCACCAGTTTTACCAATTTCTTCCTTTGCATCTGCAACTGCTTTGTCAATATCTTCCGCATCCAAGTCAATATTAAATGCATCCGTTATAACTTCTACTTTTTCTTTAAATTCTTTAAGTTCTTTTGTACTGGCAACTACTTTACCCTTTTCTATTTTTAAGTTGTCCTGTGACTGTTTAATTTTTGTTTGTACCGTATCATCATATTTTTTATATGTTTCTCTAAACTTTGCCGCTTGCGTTTCGTCTAACCCAAGTAATTTTATTAAAGCCTCAATATCCAATCTATATATCCTCCTATTAATTTTATATACAACTAAATTTTGTCCTTATCTTATTATACCATACTTTTGGTAATTTGTCAATACTTTTTTAAAATATTTTTTTATTTTATCTTATTATTGGATCTTCGTAATAGTTCCAGTTGCTTAATGTTTTTTCCCAATCTCCTGTTTTTAAGTACTTGGATAAATTATCCATTGTAAACAACTTTGCTCTATCTGTCTCACTCAGTGAATTAATATAATTATTTACACCTTTTACATTTAATTTTTTATTTGTATTTACATCTTCTTTAAGAACTTTTTCTAAACTACACATGCAATGTGGATGAGCCGGATATCTTGGTATTTTATTCTTTGGATAAATACCTTTTCCATATCCAATATCAGCCCCCGCATTTACATCGCAAATATCAAATGGAAATCTATTATGGATTGATGATAACTTCCATCTATATCCAAATATATTATCATCATCTTTATCATTATATAACATACTCTCATAGGCTGCTCTTGCAACCTCGGTATTATTTAACGCCCTGTATTGGCTTCTTACGTTAATATCAATAGCTTTATTTATAAGGTATGGCGTTATGGATGCTAATAAAATAGCCAACAAATCTTTTAACTTTGAATTGTCATCATCTGTAATTCTATTTTGCCTTATTTTTATTTGCATATCCTGTAACTGATCAATTATATTATTATATGTTTTATCATTGGAAGTATCCATATCTTGATATAATAGTTTCATTTTACTGGATATCTCATTTACAACCGATAACGAATCTACATTTTTATTTGCGATTGTTATTATATTTGATACTAATAATTTACCCGCTAATACAACATCTTCTACTGTATTTGATAAATTAGATTCAAGTATATTAACTCTTTTTTGTAAACTACTTGAACCTTTTACCCATGGCTTATTCAATATATCATTTCTAATAGTATCTGATTTTTTATCGCGTATTTTATTTATAGCTGATAAAATACTATCTATCAGATCATCCGTAATAACTTTGTTGAAATTATAATCTTTTAGTGCCAACTTAATTGCACTTTTAATACTATTACCCTTAGACACCAATAAAATAATACTTTTAGTAAATTTTTTTGAATCTTTACTATAATCATTATTAAACTTCTGTATCAATTTTAAAACATTTTCCATAATAATCACACCTTATCTTAAGCTGATGTTGACAGCACCGTTGGCTTAGTTTCTATTGGATCTTGTGCCGTACTGTCGGCCATAAGATTTGCTATCGTTGCATTAATTACATTATCGTCTTGATCCTTTAATGTATCCCTAATTACTTTTTTCTTCAACTCAATATTGTATGAAGGGCATATGTTTAATGCCAATCCCTGTGTTGCAACGTTTAATGAATCAATCGAATCCACAATACCAAATTGACTGTTATATGTTACTGTTACATTTGTTGCATCTAAATTTTCGCTCACGTATAAACCAAATATATTTGCAACTATCTGTTCAACACTCTCAAGATTCTGTGCAAACTCTGCAATCGTTTGGAATAAATTTGCATTGTCCCATTCTTTTGCTATTCCACTTTCCTGTGTTTGAACGCCTGTAACCAACTGCAAACTTGCCATTCTGTATATTTCTTGTACCATCCAAGTTATCTCGTCTGACAACATCTTTGACGGGGCCGCATCTGGTGATATAAATTCTGGTTTCTGTGTTCCAGCTTTATATGCTAACAGATCTGTTGTACCAACGGCGATACTTTTTGCAGATGCAAAATCATCCTCTTCACTAACCGGATAGGTAAGTAAACTAAACGCCTGATTTCTATTACGTTCTCTAAGTTCGCTGCATGCGTTGTATATGGCGTAATTTGTACGGGCTATTGCATATATGTCTGATTGTGGTATAAGCCCTTCTGAGTCGTTTAAAGCACCATATATTGGAATTACTGGTATAATACCAATCTCGTTTGTTCCTTTCGTACTATCCCCATCTGCATCAACCTGATATGTATCATTTGTCCAAGTCCATGTTTCTGTGTATAATACCTTTTCTCCATCAACTATTTTAGTACTTCTAATGAAGTATTTTATGTAAATTAATTTTCCAAATTTATCAATAGCCCAATCAGTAACATGATCCGGTCTAACTAAATACAAGTATGGATATAATCTGTTATCTTTTGCCGTTTTCAACGATACAGGTTCGGACGTATCTAATTTATCCATATCAACTACAATAAATTGAACCCCATGTAACTTTGCTCTTATGGCGGCCCTCTTCATAAACCTATTCATTGATGTTCCTTTTCCGTCAACATTCGATAAAAAATCACCATAAAACTTTGAACCTGTAAATTCCCTTCGTGGTGAAGTTTTAAATATAGGATTAACATGTGCATCAACAACTGGTTTAACATAATTACAGTAATATGATAAACCTCTACGTCTATTGTATTTGTCTGCTGGTTCTCTTGGATGGGCTATTAAATATGCACCATCTTCAAAACCGCCGCTGGCTCTATAGCAATCATCTAACAATTTATATTTATTTGGCATTCCATGAAATGGTACTGATGCTAATAATCGTAATAGTAATGTTTCCTCTTCACTGCACACGCCACTATCCGGTTCATTTGAATCATAAATCTTTTGGTCATGTTTATTTGACAATATATTACCTCCTTATATTCCAACCCTCATTGCCGCGTTTCTGATGTTATCTTTATCCCTATTTGTATATACTCCGTACCGAAACCCATCACAAGTATGATCGTCAACTTCTTTTGGCGCATCAATTCCCTTTAATTGTGCTTTTTCATCCCATGAGTATGTTGATATTTGCTTGATGGTATTCTTGCACTCGTCAACAACATAAAATCTGTCAGATCCAATCATTGTTGCAACTGTACGAATACCATCCAATACTGAATTTTGTGCATTTCTAACTTTCATTCTGAATCTTCTTAACTGCAATCTAAAACTAGCTGCCGCCGGATCAATTAGTATCTCAATCTGTTTATAGTTTAATCCTGTTATTTTTGTATGTAGTGTTATAAACTCTTTCATATCTTCTGAATAGTCTAAATCTGTTTTCTGAGATTCTTCTGTATGGCCATCATAATAATATTCTTTAACAGTGAAGAATTTTCCATCATATGTTTTGCACTGTAGCAGAAACACTGTTGCATTACCTGTACCATAATCGCATGCAACCCACCATTTTCTAACTTTATTAAATGGTACATCTTCTAATTTTATTACATGCCGTTCACTGACAAACATATCATATATAAGACCATCTGCAAGACACCACTGCCCTAAAATGAACCTCTTATAAAATACACCGCTGTAATTACGTTTATATCTGTCCTTAATTTTTGTTGATAATGAAGGGTTATCGTCCATATCAAAATGAAGATATATACCATTTTTTTCACTTAGTTTTTGTATAAGCTCTGTATAAACCCAATGGTATGGGCTTCCTGGATTACAGTTAATGAATATTTTACTATCTTCAACTGAGCATCTTCCTGTTGCTTGATTGTAAAATGATTCTGGCATTAAAACTACTTCATCAAATAATACAGAACAGAATGTTGAACCCTGTACTAAATCCTGACTTGCCTCATCCTTGCCGCCGAAGATCCAAAACTTATTAACTACACTTCCCTTGAATATTTCTATGTAACTTAATGATATATTTTCCTGTATCTCATATCCAAGACTTATTAACATTTGCTTTAATGGTGAAAGGACATTACGTTTAAACGCCCCAATTGTCTTACCACACATTCCAGCATCCATCTGGTTAAAATGACTCATTACATACAATATAAAAGATAATGTTAATATAATTGTCTTTCCACTACGAATTGCGCCGTCTGCAATTATTATATCTTTATCTTTTACAGGGCTATTATCAGCCCAAAATGTTAATACTTTTAATTGCTTTTTTGAAAATGGTTTAAATTCAAATCCCTTTGTCTCATACTTCCTTAATGCCATCTAAATCATCATCCTTATCGTCCTTCCAAACTTCTAATGATTTAGAATTAATTGCTTCAAGAATATTGCTACCAGCTTTTTCATCTTTAGCTTTTTCAGCTTGCCAACTAAAGAACTCTTTCAAACGGTCCCATGCCCATTTTTGATCTAATAGTTCAATTGATACACCATCTCGGCCTTCTTTAATCTTGCTAATAAGGCTTGTATCCAAATATGCACTATCTTGTAATTCAACCTTATTAATCTTGCGAGTCATAACTTCTCCAGTGTCAGGATCTTTTACAACTCCACATAAATTAACAATTGGTATTACTTCTGATTTGAATTTAACAAAATCACCAATATTTGCATTTGCAACTTTCTGTAGAAAATTAACATACTGTGTTACATCTATTTCCATTGCATGTAGCATTATTTTCTTTACAGCTTTTAATTCTTTTTGTACCGATGGTTTTGCCATCAATTTACAGCCTTCATATGTTGCCCTTGCTCTAGTTACTGTAGGATCGTTATCTCGATATGCCTTAAGATAAGCTGATGTTGCATTTCCGCTTTCAACTACGTATAATACAAACTCTTTTTCCTTATCACTAATATTACTATCACATACATGTTCTATCATCTTATTTGTAATAGCTTTAGATTTTGATGGTTTAATATTTGCTTCAATGATATCATCTTTTTTCTTTCTCGCCACATAATTACCTCCTTTATACACCTACATTAATTATAACACATTTTTACTAATTTGTCAATACCTTTGCACAAAATAATAGCCATAATTAAGTTAACGAATAATCGCAACCTGATCATGGCTATTATAAAAGGAGATAATAAAAATGAATAAGTCTGTTTTTGGGAATTAATGGATTTGAACCATTTATATACGTGAATACAGCCACCAAGACTTTTCCCATATGGAGCACCACCACAGGATCTAACTGTGATTATGGCTTTACAAAAGCCACGTACTAACATTATACTAGTGGTGCAGTAATATTGGTGGGACCTGATGGGAACGATCCATCGACCTGTCCGTTATGAGCGGAATGCTCTAACCAACTGAGCTAAGGTCCCATTAATATAGGTAATATTAACCCCAACCATCGTTAATATACTTGATGACCAATCAGTCTCATACATAATGTCATCCCCGTTGTTTCATCCTATATTTATATTATAACACATTTTTACTTACTTGTCAATACTTTTTATAAAACTAATTTTGTTCTTGTTGTTCCAACTGTGAAATAGAAACCATCACTTGCTTTTTCAATTGTTCCATCTAACGCTCCTGCTGCAACTGCTGCCGCCGGAAGTAATGTTGATGTTCTAATTCTTACAGGTGACATTGTAAGCGGTGATGCTCCTAGTCCGCCGTTTAAAGTAGCCGCACCGCCAACACCTGTTGATAGATACATTAATGCTACAAAAGCTATTCCACCTGTCCCTGCGACCGCTGGTGATGCTAATGTTGTAATAGGTACACTTGATAGTACAGACATACCACTTGATGTTGTAGTGAGTACTGGAGTATTTGTAGTTGTCATTGATACAAGTCCTGATACATATGCCGCTGTTCCTGCTACAACTACCTGACCAACTACTGAATCTGATGTATGTGTAAATGCTATTGCTCCACCAATTGCTAATGCAATATTATCTGGTGCATCAACTTTAAATGATGCTCTATTAGCAATAAAACTACCTGTTGCTCCTGTAGTTGAATAAAAACAACGTGCCGATGCATTTGAATGTAGAACACTTACATTACCATCTAATAATTGTATTTTACTTGCAGAATTTGTATTGGTCCATACAATTGCATCTCCCACGCCTGATGGGGAAACACTATTAACAAAACTATTTATTAGTTGTAAATTAGCTGCTGCAGATCCACTAAATGATAATGTTGTTCCTGATCCTGCGGTTGCTGCATTTTGCAATACAATATTTTCACCAATAACTGTACCTGAAAATGAAGATACATGATTACCAATAATATAAACACCATATTTAACAGGTGATGTTATATTTACTCCTGCCTTTAGTGTTATATTCTCTGTGTACATACCAGGATATACACCTATTGTATAACCACTTGAAGCAACGTCTATGGCCCTCTGTACTGTTAAATAAGGTGAACCTAAACTACCATCACCTGCCGTATCATTACCATTTTTAGAAACATATAGATAATTACTTGGTTTGATCAAACTATCAACAGCTCCTTTAAGCCACCAACCATTTCCTGTGGCCGGGTTTATATTTTTATTACTCCACACATATTCTGTTTTAGTATCTAATTCAGTAAAATTGGCCAATTCATATATCTTACCTGTAGGCTTATCATCTGAAAAAAGACCACTATAATTAAGTTTATTTATGTCATAATAAACTGCCATTAACACACATCCTTTTAATTTTATATAAAACAAAAAGGACTAGTTTAAAAACCAGTCCAAAATATAATGATGCTTTTTCCAATCTCCACAACCATCCCCCAATATTACCATAGTAATCAAGTTTGAAAAGCATCTGAAAAATGGTTGCTTCCGTTTGCAAACGTTATTTTATTTAACATAAACCTAAATGGTTAAACCAACTGCTAATACAGCCTCACAAATGTTATAAAATGGACAATAGTTAACAGTATTTTTCTAATATGCTCAATTACATAACATTTTCTCTTCTCACATATTAAGGTGTTTCATGTTAATACGATTTTGGTAGGATTCGTAACCTCTAATACTAGTACTTGCTCACAAGTGAATGATATTCTAAATTAAAGCCCCGTCATTCCCGGAGGCTGATATTATTATTTGTTGTGGTGATCATCCACATTCATTCAATTCCTATTTTTACAGGTTGGAGTTCCTGACTTTGTTTATTCGCTTATGGCTGTTAGTTTTCAGTATTTTATTGGGTTCAACTAGTGAACTTCCCCTCATTTAACTGTACATACAAGTATTACAGCACCACTCACTTATTTGCCTCGCTCTTTCGGGTGCGATATCCCAACTTCTTGGAAATGGGTTTAACGTCTCCATTCCGACCATGTATGCATACAAGTTATAGGATAATCATTCTCAAAATATTTTAGCATTAAAACTTATCCCATAAAGTGGGAATCTTTTTTGTTTCTTTTATCCTATATTATTATTATAACATACTTTTACCTTTTTGTCAATAGATTTATATAATATATTTAATATAATATTTGCAAAGGTTATATCAACTTGGTTGCAAGCTGTTTAAGTACTATTTTTTATATACTTTAGGGAATGTGAGTACTTGATATATAGAAAAATCCCTAGCATTTAGTAAAAATTAGTCCAATTTATAAATTAATAAAAATTGAAATAGTTTAACTAAATGTTAGAGGATTTTTCTATATTGATAAATTTCTTTAGTGAAAAGCTCGCACCTATCAATAGTTCTGTTTTTACAGAGCCAGACTATTACTTAAGAACACTCAATGCCCGTGTTCATAATAGCCATCCCACATATGCATAATAATACACATACGTCACTGACCACCCTTGCCGAATTATATTGCCGCAATCGCAATCATACTGTAAGTATTATAAATAATTAACAGGTCCGTTACATTAGGATCACTGTTTACATCTATAATATATATCTTATAGCAAAGCACATTTACAGATTAAGGCTGTGCGGACCATGACCAATTTCTTGTATATCAGAAATTTAAGATCTTATTATATAACGGTTAATATTAAATTTTATCTTATCTACAGTATACCACACTTTAACATATTTGTCAAGTGTTTTTTATTATTTATTTTAAATTATTTTTAACTACCTTATTTATATTATAACACAACTAAAGTTAAAAGTAAATATTTTTATTTACATATTACATAAAGTATGCTATAATTAGTTTTAATAGTTTTTATTTTGTTTCCTATATAAGTATAAGGACTATGCAATAAAAACAGCACACAGGCAATACTACATAGCTTAAACTGTATTGCAACACTAAAATATATGTATTATATAGAAAGGAAGTCCATAACATGTTAAAAAGTAATATTCATAAGAAGATAACCAGTGAGGATAAATTTGCAAGAAAGTATTATTGTGATCATGCAAGACTAAATTCAATTAGGTTTGACAAGAAGTATAACAAACGTAAATTAAGAAGATACTTAAAAAATAAAATGAATGACTGAAAAGTACTTTACAAAAAGGTATAGTTGTGTTATACTATAAATATAGTATAAATTAAAGGTGGTTTTTATAGTGGATAAAATTTATGGTAAGAAAACTAAACAAATGAACATTAAATTACCTATAGAACAAATGCACAAATTCCAAACAAAATGTGATGATGAGGGTACTAATGTGTCAGCAAAGGTTAGATATTTTATTCTAAGATACTTGGAAGGTAGATTAATATGCAAGAATTAAAGACAGATGATATTGAGTATATGATTGAATTTGCATATCAAACAATGTATATTCCTGACTCAGCGGCTAGATGCTATGATGCTGCAATGAATCAATTAGAAAAAATTAAAGAATATATCAAGGTGAATAAAAATAATGAACAATAATGAGTTAGATCTAAACCATGAAATAAACGAAAATGTAAATGCAACAGCATCAATAACCGAAGATAAGGTTGCTATTGGTGTTGATTACAAAATATCAGATGCAACAATATTATCAGTATCAAAAAATAACAAAGGTGAATCAGCCGCAAAATTAACAATTAATATATAGGAGGAAACTAACTTATGACAGGATTAGAAATTTCAATGCAATTACAGGAATTAGATGTAGATATTAATTCTATTTATGAAACAATGAATACATCAATTTCAAAAACAGCAAAAGATGAGTTAAAAAAGGTATTAGCAGTATTAGGTGATAGGTATAGTGAATTATCTACAACCTCGTATCGACCAGTTAGTGGTGTTATTAATTGTAAGGGAGAACATATGGATTACTTATCTCTTAATGGGATTATGTGTAAGTTTACAAAAGATGACACAGCAGAAAATCTAATTAAAGAATTTAAAAATTATAATTGGAAACGCGAAGTACAGGGTAAATTTGCAGAAGATGATGGGAGCCATGGAAATTGAACAATATTATGATAACATTAAAATTATCGGAAGAGCAGATTATTGCACTTGGTGATAATGCAGAAAAAGAAGAATTTAAAAATGATAAAGAGTCTATGATTGGTTTATATAATTTGTTATTATATAAGAAAGTAAAAGAAATATTAGTACCAGCGGATGCATTTATTGCAATTAGAAAGTGGGTTGGATTAGATTGAAAAAAGCAAGTGAAGAAAAATTCTTCGAATGGTTTTATTTTAACTGTGACTTTGGACCTAGTGATTCAGATTACCGGGATAGAAAAGTTAAAGA